TCATTTGGATGTGCCACCGACTTTACTTTTGATTAGCCGAATCGCTTCTCGCAATGGCTTGGGAAGCGGCAGCCCCAGCTTGCCGTAATTTTCACTGATCGAAATCAATTCGTTCGCTAAAAATGAATAAATAGCCCCCTGCATAATTATCGTTGTTCCTTGAACCTGGTCGAGCCGATGCGCGAGCATGATTGCGGTAAACATGAGCGCTTTTTTAATAAGCCCCCAGAAGCCGATGCTGCTTTGCGGCTGACCCGATTTAATCATGGCAAGAACGCCGGTGATATAGTCGACACCTGCGGCTATCGCCAATAAAACTAACAAACTCGTCCACCCCCCGAATGCATAGGCTCCCAATGCTACAAACAATGTCGACGCGATACTTTTTTCCATCCTCAACCACCTCCATTTCTAGTTAACAAGTTGGCTGCGAAAATCGTAAAGCCCTCGAACATGTAATTTTCGTAAAGTTACAGGAATGAAAAAGACGACTGAACCGAATTCACGGATAGCCGTCTTTATTTACATCAATAGTATGATTGCTTCCACCTACGTACCCAATAGCGCCGTTCTTAAATCTAGCCAATGTTGGCCTTTGCGGTTCTTCGTCGTGTCGATCACCGTATCAGGTGCCCATGAAGGTGCTGCCGTAGACAGCACTGTGTAAATGTCCGTGATTGCCTGTCTCAACTCAATTAAATGGACAGCCCTGACGTTTGTGGCCGATGCCCCGTTCGTCCAGTCTTGAATCGAAGTATCTGTCCATGCTGCAGCAGCCAAGCCCCGCGCCTGTCGGATTGCGTTAACTTTTGTTCGCAAATCATCTATCGTACGCTTGCTAATCGCTGTATCGTCTGCCACAATGACAGTAGGCCACGAAACGGCCTGAATCGTAAATGCCGCCGTCGCGCTCCACGTCCCCCAATCCTTGCCATCGTACGCCCTGATCCTGACGTAACGTGTGCCCGTTGACAAATCAGCTTGCGGCGTATAATAGCCTATGCTGCCGCTTGGTAAGCTGGTCGCGCTCCAACCCGCAGAAACAGCGCTTGACGTTGTGTCAATTAGCGTCGAAGAGAAGTCATTGACGGCGCTCACCTGAATTTGAAAATTAGTCAATGTGGCGTCGTTGGCATCCGTTACTGTAAACTTAAATTTAGGTCGCTTGTTGAGCGTATAGCCCAAGGCTGATAGATTGACCGATGTCGAAACGGAATAGCTGTTCGTTGTGAATGTCGTATAGTTCAACGTACTAACATTTCCGGCGTTGTCCGTATACGTCACTCCCCATCTATACTGTGTCGCAGGTGTTAACCCTGTCATGTTGTTTGTAAGGCCGACAACCGATTTAGGATAGCCGGACACGTTAATCCATGAACTCCCGTTCCATTGCTGTAAATACAGGGTTGTGAGCAGCAGGCCGGACGATGGCGCGGGATCGTTAAAAGCTGACCACGAAACGCCGTTAGAAGTCGCATATACTACGCCGTTTGTTTGCGTCGGCGCGTTTGGCGCTAATGTGTCGGTTGTAACTGTTGAGGCGGCGCTAGGTATGCCCCAATTTCCCGCGTTATCTTGGTAAACCACGTAAACGCGGTATTGCGTGTTAGCCGTTAGTCCTGTTATCGTGTATGACGTTTGACCAACAGCCATTTGTGTAGTTTGTATCCTTGTATTTCCGGCCGCATTATCAACGCATACATAAGCGCCGCCCGCTTGCCCTGAACTCGGCACCGGATCACTAAACGCGGAAAATGTAATTGCTGCTGTCGTGCCTGTTACGGTTCCAATTGTATGCGTCGGTTGATTGGGAATTACTGTATCAATTAATGTCGGCGTACTTCTCCCGCCGAAATTAGGATCTGGCCCCGCTCCGTTGGCGATATTAACCGTGCCTGATGCGTCCCACACCTTGACCCTAAAATAATAATTCCCATCCGCTGTTATAACCCCTGCGGGTATCGTGTAACTCGTTGCAGCCCCCGCGATATAACCAGAGTCCCATAGCTGCACTGTGTAGGAACTGTTGACAATACTAACGGCAAACCCCGCTTGCGTGTCCCCACTGTCTGGATCGCTAAATGTCCATGAAATTGTAGGCGTCCGCGTATTTGCGTATGCTGTCGGGCTTGTTACTGTTGGCGCGTTCGGTGCTGTATTAGCGACATAAGTAAATACTCTTGCGCCTGTTGATGATGCTCGGTAAGAAGCACCAACGATAGGAGAATACCCAACACTTCCGTTAGAATGTTTGACGAATCCGTTATAAGTCGTATACGTTGAACCAATTAATATAGGCGCATTTCCGACCGTTCCGTTGTTCGTGATTGTTTTGTAATAAACCGTACCCGTTGAACCGCCTGTAATAATAAAATAAATGTGAATTGTGCCTGAACTGTCCATCATGTAATGGTAGTAATAGCTTCCCGCAACGCCGAGCGTTGTCGAAAGTGTTTGCGTCCATGATGAACCGTCAAAACGGTTTATAGTAATCGTACCGCCTGAATTTGTAAGTATCACATGGTAAAGTTTGTTGTCTGTTGGATTTACAAATAATTGACCGCCTACAGGAGAAGCAGAAGCAACGGACGGGTATGCAATTTCTGTATACGTCATTGCATTAGAGTCAATTTTTCCAATCATGTAATTTGGGTATGAATACACTGGATAATAAACATATCCGCCTAATTCTACAGGCTCGGCCATACCATATTGCGGCGTGTACGATGACGTTCTCCACAATGAAAATGTACCATTCCAAGTACCTTGGTATAGACTGTATGTGTATGTGTCCCCACTTTCTCCGTCATGATAGGTTACGGAAACAAATATTTTGCCGTTTGATGCCATGACGGGATAAGCCGCCGTTGGAACATACCCGTAGGCGAGACTTCTTGACCACGAATTAGCTGACGTAACTTGGGAACCCACTGTAATTGCCGCCATATCGAAGCCGCCAATAGAAACAGTATCATAAGAACCCGCACCACCTGACGTTCCAAGAACATACGTATCACAAACCGTAATGTAAGATTTCACCATAACTGATGTTGAAGTAAGATCAACCCAACAATGTAAATAGAATGACGCTCCCTTGTCTTGGGAAACCCAAAATTGTAATCTATTATTATTGGTTCTATTTGTGTAAAAAACCCAACCATTACTAAGATAATAAAAATCCTGTATAGTATAGTCGGCCCCGCTTGGGAACATTTCGACATAAGTAAGTAAGCTAGAAGCCATTCAGTATTTCACCCCTTACGGCGCATATTTTTTAGCTAATGCAACCTGCGCCTCAACCCACTGCTTCGTCGCCGCATGCATGGCTGCAGTTGGATCGGCTGGCAACATAACTCCGCTGCCAGTAAACACCGGATTATTCTTTGGGGCCTTCCCCGCAACCGCTGCATCTAAAGCATCCATATTGTCATCAATCAGCGTTTTCAGGTTAACGTAGGTCGTCGTTGGTGAACTACGGTCAACTTTGTTTAATCCAAGATTCGGAGTAGTAGGCGTGGCCATACCACATCACCCCCATGCAAGATAGTCGAGCACTGTGTGCTCAAGCTGGTCAATCGTAAGCGCTTCTACCTCGGAAACAGAGAGGTATCGAAATGTATAAACAACTTCGAGATGTGCCGGTACAATATCGCCCACAGCAGCATAGACGTCGCTAATATTAGGAGGCGAACCGAGGACGCCAGAGAACCTCACTGTAATTTGATACAGAGACGGGTTTTCCGCGACATCAATTTCTCCATTTTGATAACTACTTACCACTTTCTTTAGCAGGTTGACCGTGACAGTTCCCGTCCCCCTGATCTTTGATTTAATCACTGATCGCCGTTGATCGTATGGCTTTGCAATGTCCGTAGCGATACCAAGGAACTCCTCCCAATACGAAAGCCCCCATGTTGCTCGATCAACAAATGCCTGGTCAACTACACCACTGAGTACAGTGGACAAGTCGTCTACCTCCACGCCCTCTGTTTGAACAAGGGCTCTCGTCTCATAAATGCTGTCATAAAATTGCGGCAGCTCATTTAGCATTCTGGCGCCAGCCGGACTTGTAATATTGACATCAGACACTTAGCGTCACCGTCCCCAAAACACCTAGAGCTTCGGCATCAATGCTTGCATTCCCACTAGCTCCATTGAGCAACAGCGACGAATAATCGGCCACGCCAGCCACATTCAACAGCATAGCCCCGACGCGCGCATATTTCACAGATGGGTCGGAGCTAAAGGCAATATCGGCTAGGTATTCGGTCAGCGCTGATTCAAAATCGATTTGCACCTGAGAAAGTGTTCTCGAGCCGTCTAATGAGATTGTCCCTGTGATGTTAATCTCGACGCTTGTTGCAGCGACGACCGTCACGGCAGCACCGATTGGTGCTTGGCCGTCCCCAGTGCCAGCGCCCGGGTCAATGTAAGCCTGGACGTTCGAGACGAGCGCCGGACTCGCCGGCTGCTTGTTGGTGTCGATAATAATAACTTTGACTGTGCCAGGTCCGTCCCACAGCGGAATCACCTGCGCGCCGCCTACGCCGTCGACCTCCAAAGCCCATTTTTTATAATTCGCCTTGTTGCCGCTCGTTGTTGGCTCCCTAACCTCCGAGAAGAAACGTGCCCGATAACTAGCGTCGCTCTCCCGCCCGGCGCCGGGGATGAGCACATCCGACAGGGTCGCACTCACCAGTCCGGCAATGTAATCGATGGGCAGCATGGTGCCATAGTGTTGATTTCCGACAACGCCTAGCGTCTCGCAGCGCATTTCAAATTGGCCGGCAGCTATTTTCGAAACGGCCGCATACGTCACTCCCGAGATGGAAAACCGGCTCCCGACAGGTACATCGAGCAGAACGCCTGCAGCCCCTGCAAACACGCCCTTCCTTACTGCGTAAGTCGCCTGATTTCGCGTCAGGCCAAACGGCTCGGTTAAATCATCCAGATGATCCTCTACAGCCGTTTGCGGAAATACAGAACGGAGTCCCATGTCCAATTCGACGTAAAGCTGGGCAAGCTCGGAAGCCGCAGGCGCCAAAGCATCATAGATCATACTCCCCTGGCGCTTGTCCACATCGTCCGGGATCCGATCCAACATGCGTCTCAAAATGACCGCGTAGCTTTGTGATTCATACATCGGCGTTACACCTCTTTCCTCATTTCAAAATTCCCATAGATCGTGATAACCGTAAACGTTACGATTGCGGAATCACCATTCAGACGAATCGTCAGATCTTCAATAGCTTTAATCCGATCATCTTGGAGCAACGCCTCTTGAATCCGCCGGTTAAGCTCAGTCCGAACAAAAACCGCACTCTTCCCAATAAGTGATTGCAGCTCGCAACCGTAGTCGGGCCCATAAATCAAATACGTAAATCGCTCTGTTTGCAAAATTTTATATACCGCTTGCCGTACCGCCTCCAACCCGTCCACACGCCCAATGATTCGCCCCGCAACCGGATCGAGCGCATAGGTTACAGAAGGCTCCTCAACTTGCTGCAGCACTTTATTGCCAACTCCCCCAGAAGGAATCATGCCGACACCACCCGATCCAAAATCAAAAACTGCTGACCGCCCTGCAAGCGAAGCAATATCAAATCATCCCCGGCCTCAAGGCCGCGACGAATAACCAGCGGTTCCGGCAGCGCCTCACTCTCTACCCGATATGCCGTCAGACTCTCAGGCACAATCAAAAAATCCTCATCGAGCGCGAATCGTTGATCAACGAACACCTCTAGAGGATCAATCCCTGTGACTTTTGCAAAAAGGAGCTGCAGCGGCTTCCCCGCCTCCGTCGCCCCAACGCCAACCTGTTTAATTAGGTTGTTCAGTTCCGCTATTTTTTTCATAGTCGTATATCCTCAATTCTAGTGACATGGTATGGTCGGCCCCGCTAAACTTATGCGTACATTCATCCACCAGAAAATAACTGTTCAGCCCTAGCTCCCCGATATTGATCGATACAGAACTGCCGGCCCGCACCCGAATTTCCCCAATGGCATCTATGGAGAAGGTGCGCGTTTCACGGTTTTTCAGCTCAATTAAGTTATTCAACATTTGCTTAATCTGCGCTTCGTTCAGCTTCTCATTAACCTTCTGATAAAATTGCAGCCGCCCCCACCTGGCGATATTCCCGAGATCCTGAGCGACATACAGGCTCCGCGATTTCGTCGTTTTATTGTCCTGAACGAGCTTGATGCGGTTGTACGTATCGGAATCAATGGATCGCTGCATGCTATAATCGAGCGCAAGACTCTCATCGCCGATGGAAAAATCCAATTTCCAATCCGCAATATCCCGCAGCGCCAACTCGCCGAAATCGTCGTAAAAAACGTAAGATCTCCCCGTTGCAACTGTCGTATCCGCCAAAGCATCGCAAATCATATCCAGCAGCTTGGTGCCGTCCTCCAGCCTTTGAGGGAACTTGTGAGCCGTATCGGCAAGCTTTCCGGTTTTTAGTTCCAAATCATCGGCAATCTTCTGAATGATCTCTGTGGCTGTCATATTTTTAAAAACATACGTCTCATTCCCCATCAAATACCGAACTTGATCGTAAGCGGTAATTTTGACGCCGTTGTCTCGGCCATCGTCGACGACAAAAATGTAGCCGTAGAACAGCGGCTGCTCGTTATACCGCAAGCGCACCACGTTGCCGGGCGCATACTTAAAAGCATCGCTTTCATAGATCCCTCCCTTCAAGAGGGTAAAATCCAACCGGGAAGCCTTGCCAACCCTGCTGGTTTTCACCGTCACCTCGGCAAAAGGAGGCTCCCACATCATTCCGTCCCGATTGTCAATCTCTAACGTTAACATGGCAGCACCTCAATGGGCAGGAAGCTTGATCAGCGTGCCCGCCTTTAATTTTCTGACATCCGCATCCGATAGCTTATTTAGCTTTTGGATATCCAAGTATCGTGAACTGTCCGGGTCCCCATTCGGAGTCTCATAAAACTTCTTAGACACATCCAACAGCGTCTCTCCGTCTTTCAGCATGTACGTTTCCGGCCTGATGCGATCATCGGGCCGACGCTTCTGCTGAGAAATCGCAACCGACTCACCGTTACTGTCTGTTTTGACCACCACTCTGCGCGCCGAGTAGAATACATACTCCTTCAGCGACAGCGAGTATTCCAGATCTCCAGAGCTCCCCGCATCCTCTTTCCAACTGAACTTTTCAATCGAAGCCGGAAAATTAATATCATTTCCTCGAAAATACTGCTCAACCAGATGCTGCTCATAATGCGCGCCATACACAAACCGGATCGGATGTTTGGTCGCCATCCATTTTTCAATCAACTTCACATAATACATCGGTTCATAGAGCTTCTCACTCGTCACGAACGGATACAACTTGGCTGGAAAAATGCCGCTAAACGACACCTCCCTCAGTTTCGGGCTCGTAATCACGTTGATTTCGCCCGCACGTGTTTCATTCGTCCCTCCGTTCGGTCCGATGATGTCGTACGTTTTGCCATTGCCGCTGGCCGTTAGCTCAATCGTTTCGGGGTTGACAGGAATTTGGAACCCTTCCTCGTTGTTGTTGAAGCTCAAGTGAATTTCATAACTCACGCGATCACCCCGCTCACGGAACTGGAGACTTCCACTTGCAACGCTTCCACAATCTGACCGAGCATATCCTCGACATCGCCCGTGTTATTGTTATGAATATCCCCTGTCAGCTGGACAGTCGGCGTGAGGGAGACGAAGTTTTGAATGCTCTTCATCTCGGCTAAGTCGCGCATGACCTTCAGATCCTCGCTGGAGATGTCTACGGTGTCGTCGATGGAACCGACCTCATTGACCCGGTTAATGATAGCGTTCTGGTTCATCCAGCCGTCGAGAGCCGACATATCCGGGCTCGGCATGCTGAACGAGAGATTTTTCATAAAATCTGTGCCGCCTTTATAGCCGTAGTCGAACTCGTTTTTGAGGTTTTTGTAGCCCATCTTGGCGCCGGAGAAGTCCACCTTCTGTTCCATCGGTTTGTCCATGCCGTCCAGCATCGCTTGCATGGAATCGCTTATCGCATGAACATTTGGCTCCTCAAACAACTTAGCCGGTTCAAGATTTGTGCCGAATTTACTATTCAAAAAATCCAGAAGCCAGTTAAAACCTTTCAAAGCAAGATTAATGGCTCCAATAATTCCTTTCATAAAACCGCCTGCAAATGTTTCTGCGTTCCGCAACATGTTAATCGCCGCTTGCGCCCAGGTGAGTGCCAATTCGTAGCATGCATTTTTCACGGAGAAGAAGGCATTAATCATGATTTCGGCAAAGCCAACTAAACCATTTGAAATACCTGCAATAACGTTCCAGATCACGCCAATGAGAACCATAAAACTCCCCGCTATGAACCCCACAACCTGCTCCGTCGTGACTCCACACTGCATCAAAATATACACAAGTGCCCCGACCGCAGCCATAATCAATAAAATCGGCCAGTTGATCGCAAGCCACGCGATGGCTTGGGCAATTAGCGGCGGCACTGCCATCCACAAGCTGACAACCAACCCAGCAATAACAGCAACAGCGATAGCTGTTAGAATATTACTAATTAATGGCCAATGTGTTTGAATCGCAGTCGACACAGCTAGAGCCGCTTCTACCAGCGCTTTAAAAATTAAAGCCGCTCCACGCAACCCCACGGACAAAGCGTCGAAATACGGTTGGAACTTACCACTTTGAAAGGCCGTATTCAAAAGCTGAATGAGCGGCATGAGCGCTGCCGTCGCCCCTTGACCCGCATCCGACATTGCGGATTGGATGCCGTTTTTCATCGTTTGGATCTGATTCATCGGGCTGCTCATTAATTTTTCATAGGCAGCCTGGCCCATGTTTTGCTTTTCCATCAATTGATCCAACGCTTTCATAGCACCTTCCACATCTCCGCTTTTCCCCAAATCTTCTAGCTTAGATTGGCTGATGGCCGCTTTGGAAATATGGAAGTCACTTTCCAAGGCTCCGGTATCGCCTGTCACCGCGTCTCTAACAGCCGAAGCTGCGCCTTCAAAATCTTCACCGCCCCCGAAAGCGTTAAGCCGTTGCGCCATTGTGTTCATTTTGGACAAGTGATTCGTATTTTGTGCAACCGGGAGAAAAGATAGTGTATTTTTCAAAGATTGATTGACGTCAGCGCCGGCTGCAATCGCTTCTTTTTTGAATTTAGCAAACATGGCAGAACCAACTTTGTCGTTGCCAGTTCGAGCCTGAAACATGTACAACAGATCTTGCTGTTCCATATTGGGAATAATCGTCTTCTCGGCAAGCTTGCCCCCGTTCGAGATCAGGAAGTTTGCTGCGCCTTTTGCCAGGCCTAGTATACCGCTGCCAGCTTTAGCAGCACCATCAGGTGCGGCTGCAGCCAGTTTATCGCCCGCAGCAGGTGCAGGCATCCCGCCTTTACCTCGGAAAAGTGATTTTACCCCGGCAAAGGCCCCTCCAAGAAGGCCCTTCACACCAGTGAGGGCTCCGCCTAGAAGACCTTTCACGCCAGTGACGACTCCCCCAAGAAGAGCTTTCATACCAGCGGCAACGCCTCCAAGAAGAGCCCCAACCACACCTTTTAGCGCCGAAAGGACTTTAAATATATTCAAAATAGGACCAACCAGCTTGGCAACCCTTAATAAAAAGGTAAGTAAGTTTAATGGAAAATTGATACGAATTTTCGATAGAAAAGTCCCTAACGTACTTGAAATACGAGAACGCAGGGATGTGGCCTGTGTCATCGTTTTGTCGGTATCAAGTGCAACTGCAGCTTTGCCTTTAGATGCTTTGAGCGCCTTACTGCCTGCAGTGCTGCCATCGCGGCCGAATTTAATGTTCCCAACCAGCACCGCCAATTTTTTTACAGTGCTCATAATCGTTTCAAGCAGCTTGTTGACTTTTGTCAAAAATGCCATCAACGCAACGGGAATATCCACTTGAATTTTTGACTGAAAATTCCCCATCATTGCCCCAATACGGGATTTTAGCCACCATGCTTGAACCATGGTTTTAGCCGTATCCAAGACAAGCGTGGCTTTGCTAAACAATTTAAGGCTATTACTAACCGTCGCCATCCGACACTCCTTTCCCGCAAACAAAACGCCTCCAAGAGGCGTTTTATTTCCGAGTCTTTTTGGATTCATCCGCCTCGCGTTTCGCAAATACCTGGAGCGAAGCGAACACGAAGGCCCGCTCGGTCCGAGGCAGCTGCAAAATTTCGTGAGGCAGCCTTCTTAGTTTAAACAAGGCGTAGTACAGGAGGACAGCGGTCGGGTCCGGCTCGCACCGTTCCCCGTCCGTGCCCCATCCTCCTTCGATTAGTTTTTTGCCTCGTCGACCAGATCGTTCATGTCTTTATCAAAGCCGTTGATTTCCTGCACCTTGAGCAGCAGGTTCGCATATTCGCCGGCGAGCAGCATTTTGCGGATCAGCGTTTCCGCGCCGAGCACGCTGTACGATTTTTGCAGGTCCGCATCCTTCAGATTCGGGAACTTGACGCAGGCCACTGCGAGCTTGGACAAGTAATCCGTCTGATCTACTTCTGCCACCTGCTGGCCGCCTTTGCTTTTGCTGCGCTTGGTAGCCGATTTGCGGATCGCGTCGTTGTCCTCCTCCGTTATGGAGCGAAGCACCCAAGCGACCGGTCTGCCCTCGCTATCCTTAAAGCGTTCGGAGACGACGAACTCCTCAGTCGTTTCCACCGCGACATTGCCAGCCAAAAATACACTCATTTCACTCATGCCAGTACCCTCCCTCTATGAATTAGCCTAATGTAGGCGCAGAAAATTCCGTCGGCATATCCCAATCGTCGAACGTAAAGGTCACTTCTTCTTCCATGGCCTCGGATTCAACGTCGAAAGCAGCGATCGTAATTTCGTCCAGGTTGATGTTTTTGACCGTCGTCACCTGCTGGCCGATCGAGGAGCTCGGATCTTCATTGGTCACCTGCACGTCAAAATACACGTCAACACCGTTCTTGGTGTATTCCAGCATCATTTTACGAAACAGCGAAGTGGTGTAATAAATCGTCATGCTGCCGGTTCCGCTGAAGCCGTTGGCTTTGTTTTGCGTGCCGCGTTTGCCGAGCGTCTTGATTTCTTTCTTGTTTTTCTTCACCTTCGCCTCGAATTTCTTGGCATAAAACATCAGTTCGACCGAACCGTTAATCGTGGCGTAAGCGCGAGCGGATTGCCCGGAAATGGTATCTTTCGCATAAAGGAAACTCATCTTAGTTCACCTGTACTTTCGTATAAATTTTTTCGATGGCATCAACCGGCTGTACGGATACTTCAACGAGTACGCTGTCTGCCGATTCGCCTTGACCAATGACAATGTCTGTTTGCGAATTGAAGTTTTGCACCGCACCGATCTCCTGCAGGGATTCCAAGTACTTCACATATTCGTTCTTCAAAAGGTTGCGACCATCGCTGTTGTTATCAAGTTTGCCGATATAAAAACGCTCGAAAATCCGCTTCAAATCGTTATTGATCGCATCCAGGACGCGAAGCACACGGTTTTTGGCGAACACGGTCCCCTTCGTCACAGTAAACGACGTCAAAGCATTAATATCCTGCTCCACGATCGCCTTGCCGTTGTTATGGGTGAACAAGAACTCGCCGGATTTCAACGCCGTTTCGATTTGGCTGTTCGTGTACCTCGGGTTCGCATCCACCGCATCGTCATACGCCTGGTAGGTGAGCGTTTCATTCACTTGCGCTGCGGCTGCGGCCCCTGCTACCCAAGCGGTGGCTGACACGGCATCAAGATGCGTTCCATCGCTCAAAACAACCCCGTTTTTGACGGAGATCACGCCTTCGTAATCCGCTGTTGGATAGTTCGCGAGGACAACCTGAATTTTCTTGCCCTCGTCATCCCGCAAACGCTTGGCAAATGCCGCATACGTCGCTTTCAGCGCCGCATCGCTCGACGGCAGCGCCATCGTCTGAAAATCGTAAACCTCAATCGCCGTCAAATAATCGACGTGGTCGGCATTCGTCACCGTACCGTCGGCTCCGCCGGTCAAGGCTGCGCCGGCTGTAGCGGTCAGATCGCCTTCCCCGCTCCAATCGATCCAGGCATTCGCCGCAAGCTCCGCAATGGTGCCTACGATCTGCTTGTCCACGACCTCCGAACCGAGCAGCGTCGTAACGTCAAACTTGGAAGGCGTATCGACGTTCGGCTGAATCGTCACTTTCAATTGGTTGCCGCGCTCCCCACCGTGCTTCGCTGTAGCCGTCAGGCCATCCACCGTAACAGCAGCTTTCGTTCCGCTGTTCAAGCAATAGAGCAGCAGCGTGCCGGCCCGCTTCAGCGCCTCTTTGACCAAGACGAGCTTGCTGTCCGTCACATCATAACCAAGCAGCGCCTTAACATTATCGCCTGCATGAATTTCAAGCACTTGCTTGGCCGGGCCCCAGCTCATCGCGAGCGCCATCGTCGCGATGCCGCGATCTCCCAGCGTGCCCAACGAACTGCTGCTTGCGAAATTAAAATATGCGCCCGGGCGCACCTTATTTTGAATTGTAAAAGTTCCACCTGCCATCTTACTGCACCGTCCTTTTCAAAAATGTTGTGATCATCTGTTCCACCTGTTGGTGGGTGTAGCTTTCGCCGTCTGCGAGCTGAGACTTCAGCACATCTTTCAGCGTCCCTGCCCACCGGGTCGAGCGCAATAGCTGCTCTTTCGTAAATACGGGCTCTCGTCCCGCTTCGAGTTCCTGGTTCATACGCGAACCTCCTGTTCAAGCTTCATCGTCTGAGGGTGCGCCGCTTTTTCTCGCATCACATGAACATCCGCCGTTACATAAAAGCGGAGGACATCCTCGGCGATTTCATACTTCATCGTGTGCAAGCGAAAGGGTTGCTCGCCTGCCCCTATGTTCCCAAGCGGTTCAAAAAGCTGCTCAGCCACGCCCCGGCAATCGGCCTTTTTCGTCAAGCTCTCCGGCTCCGGATAAAAGGAAATGCAAAACTGCATGACGCGCTTGCTCCTTCGATCCAAACCGCCGATTTGTTCGCTGCTCGTCAACGCGACGAACAGATGCGATTCCTGGCTTCCCGGCTCTTCGGTATAAACCGGAATACCAGCCACCGTCTCGCCGAGGCAAGCGGCAATGCCTGCCATAATCTGATCGACAATGATCGTTCATCACCTCCTTAGCGAACTTATGTTCTCATCTTACACTATATAGGGGCGAACGTGCGACAAACTAACTTTTTGTAAGTAGATTCTTTCTCACATGCTCAATCTTCTGCTCGGCTCGCTGGTAATGCGTACGCACAGTACGAATCGTAATGTTTAATTCCCGCGCGACCTGTTCCCAACTGAACTCAAATCCGATGTGCAAAATGTAGCACTGACGCTCTCTCTCCGAGAGCGCGGCCATGGCATCGTGCAGGCCGAACTCCTCTTGAGCCGTGAACTCCCGCTCAGAAGGCGCAATGGGGAAGCCTGTAAAGCTCTCAAACCAGCTGGGATCCCACACTTTGGTAAGCTCGTAGACCGAACGCCGCTCTACGCCCCTGCGGTTGCCCGGCGCTCGCCCTGTCCTTAGCCAGTGAATAACGTATTCACAGTCACTGATCATTTCGGCGAGCAGTTTTTGATCCTCTTGACGTTCGGCCTGGCCTTTCAAAGCCTTGAGATCTTGAACGGTTTTCATATATTGAAGCAGCAAATCATGCAGACTCAATGAAATCCACCTCCAGATTAGCTTGGCCATCATCCAGATCAGGGCCGTCATCCAACTTCTGAATGTTTTTCACATACACCCCGATTCCAGTTCTCGAAGCAAGTCCCTCCGCCGCAAAATAGAGCGACACCCGCCCATACATACCGGCATAAATGTCATTTGGATTCAATATAGGCTGGAAATCCCTGTCCACGATCCCTGGCTTTTCGCCGGGTCCGGCTGTCACCGTCAATACCCAGTGCCCCTTGTACACCTGATCTGTCATGGTATCGCCATCGCGAACAGGACTCGAAACTGTCAGGCAGTTCGTATCTTGCCAACGAACCCGTACACCTTCTTCAATCGCACTATGAACGGCTGCATCCATTTTCCGCTTCGTTGCCGCGTCTGTCTTGGGAATGAGCATCGTGATATGATTCGCTGTGTCTTTCTCCAGATTGCAGTTGCTGGCAGCATGCAGCTTGAGCTGCATGAATCTCACCTTTCCAGTTATCACTCTTTGCTTATCATGAATATTTAGCATTGCAGTCCCTCCGTTATTTTCGTCTTGTATTTCCGACGTGAACGCTAATACAATACACCAAACATACGTTCCCATATCTAAAAGGTACAATATTCACGACAGTTCTGTCCAAACTCATTCTGCGCGATTTTTACCCATTTTTACTGGAATCTCCCAATCTAGCTCTGCAACACCATATATTCCCTTAAAATAACTTGTATTTCCGTCTTTTCAGTCTTGCCCTCCCGACGTCCACTCGTTATACTAATTCAATAGTCGGAATAACCGACATGAAAGCGAGGATTCGATCATGTCCATAGGCGCCAACATCAAGCGTTTTCGCAAAGAACGGAAATTAACGCAAGTCGAACTGGCGGAGAAATCCAGTCTCTCTCGTTCGTATCTTGCCGATATAGAAGGAGATCGGTACAATCCAAGTGTAGAGACGCTCAAGTCCATTGCGGAAGCACTGAACATCCCCACGCATCATCTCCTGGATGAAGACAACGCTCCTCCGCCGGTATGGGCAACATCCAAGGACTTGCGGGATTTTAAAAAGATGCTGCTCGAAGATACGCCTGTCATGTTTGACGGGGTTCCGCTGGATCAAGAGGATAAAGACAAAGTGATGAAAGTGATGGAAGCGATTTTCTGGGATGCCAAGAAGAAAAACAAGAGGAAGCCTATCGAAGAGTAG